AAATTGTATATTGCATCATAAACCTCCTGATCTAAGTGATAATATTCTGTTGCTACACCACCTTGTAATCCTGAAAGACTGTTATGACTAGCTGTAGGAATAGAACTTATGACCCAATTCGTTCCATCAAATATGATTATACTATTAAGTACTGCACCAGAACTACTAATCTGAGTTACATTTAAATCACCTCCAATATTGGATAGATTAAGTAATGTAGAATCAAATGTAAGATCTACTCCAGTACCTACTACAGCATTAATACCGTTTATAACAGTTAGAGCTGGAGATAATGAGGATATAGTTCCAAGAGTAATACTCGGTATTGTTCCTAATTGATCTTCAAGTTCTTGTAAAGCATCTTTAATTGTACTGTTGTCTGAGATAATTGTACCTGTAAAAGTGCCTAAATCTGTATCTCCACCAACCCCAACTATTGTGGTAGAAGAAGAAAGATCAATTTTATCTTGAGCAGTCATTACACCAGCTAACAAAGTTGTAGCTGCAGGTAATATAGTATCTAACCCAGTACTTGAAAGTACAGTAACTGTTGTTGAAGATGGAGTATTAGTTAAATCCGTACCTGAAATAGGAGTTGTATTTGGATTAATACTTCCATCATCTATTTGTTCTTGTATCCATTCAGCTAAGATTATACCTTCATTTCCTGATGCTCCTACAGCCCGTCTTCCTGATTTTACAGTAGTTGTGAAGAATTTTTTTACTACACTTAACGGGAGTGTAAGCATTTTGTAATCGTCGTATTTTCCCATTGTGTAAATTTATAGAAAAAGGGGTTCTCTGTCTTTACGACAAAAAACCCCTTTTTCAGAAAAAATATAAATTAAGACAAGTAAGTTCCGGCTGCTACTGCATCCCCACCTACTTTAAAGTTTGTACCAGTTGTACGAGCGTGTTCCAACCATGCTGAAATTACAGCTTCAACACCTGCAACAGTTACTGCAGAAACAGTTCCTGTACCAGCATCATTTGATGTGAAGAAAGGAACTGGAGTTGAACCAGCTGCGATACGAGTTACAATGTTAGCAACATTCACAGTGAAAGAACTATTTGGTTCACAACGGAAAAGAAGAGTTACTTTCTTAGGATCGTTAATTGTGAGTGTAAGAGTACTTTCAGTATCAAAATATTCAACAATGTAAGAAGTATAGAACGCTTTAGCCAAGTCAATATAAGACTTACCTTCAGAGAACCAATCATCTTGTGGTTGAATCTGTTTGGTGTGAACATTAAGTTGGTTCCTCCGACGATTGTAATTATCCCATTTACGACTGTGACCAGTACCTTCTGAAGCAGGACAAATAGTAACTACAGGATCCGAAGCTGTGCTGATAAAATCACCACCAAGACTCAAGGAAGGAGTTACCATATCTTGTTCTACACTATCATAGTATGCAGCCAAAGTATGTGGAAGACCTACAACAATAAGTGCATCTACTGTAGCAGCAGCACCTGAAGCTGAAGAATTAAGAATCTCGATAGTAGAAGTATTGGTAAGAGTTGAATCTTGTACCAATGAAGCAAGAGCTTGACAAAGTTCAACAGAACTTGGAAGAACTTGAGTTACACCCTTGAGAGTTTGGAAACTGATGTTCGTGGTAGGAGTAATAGTACCAAGTGCTTGACCTGAACCACCACCTACTTTAACACCAAGTACAACAAAAGATTTATTACCTTTGCGTGTACCAGTAGTAACCATTTTAGATTGACTGTTAAAAGTTACAGCCAAATGTTGAAGAACATAATCCAAAGGTTGAGTAATAGAAGCTGTGGTAAAGTTTACTGCTGGAACACTTGCGTAAAGTGAGTTGTCATTAGTAATACCATACTCTTTACGATACCTTACAGAGTTAAGTTTCAAGAAAGCATTATATTCTCCATCATTTGCTGGAGTAGGAAAAGTGGTAATAGCTTGTGCACCAAGAGTGGCAAAACGAGCTTTCTTAACCATTACAGAACGAATATTACCTTTACGGATAATACCAGATTCTACATAGCCTTTATCACCCACTTCCCAAATATCTGCATTTTGAGTTGCTGAAGAAGCAGGTGTACCTTGAACCAACTTAATAGCCTGAACTTCAGTAGAGTCATCTCCAGAACGAAGATATTCACCATACGTTCTAACAGCTGAGTTAGGGTCCATACTAAGAGCACCAAGTTGACCACTTGCCAAGTTTAGTGCAGTTGTTGCAGTTGCAAAGTTTCCAGAAGGAATAACTTGGTCACCTTTGACGACCAAAATTGCTTCCATTGGCAATTTGTTAGTTTTTTTCATACTTTATTAAGTATTAATTCTTTTTGTAAATTAACTTTATTCGAATCTTCTAGAGTCCGAGCTATATATTGTACAGTCATATCAACTAGAAGATCGTGATAAGCTTCAGGTAAATCAGAAGTAACTTTAGGACTTGCTGTACTATAGGCTGTAGTATCACCACCTGTAAACTCGAGTGAGTCATATCCACCAAAGAACACCTTTACAGGGTTTCTTAAGTATTCTATTTTTACATCAGTAATAGTATAGTCTTTAGTATAAAGTTCTAGTGCATTATTCTTAAATGAACCCAAGCATCGGTTCCATAGTAGGGAGGGTTGAGTGTTATTATCTGCCAATTTAGTTTCTAAATCATTGATTCTAACTAAACTGACAGGAATACGTTTTGTTGGACATTCAACCGGATTTACATAGGCTCGTAAAAAATGTCTATATTTTGGATTGAAATTTAACAGATTTACAGTGTAACGATCAGTACTAACTAATATTGCATTGTAAGTAGTTTCTGGTACAATCAAAGATTGTAACATATCAGTTCTCTGTTGAGTAACTTCAAATCCAAATTTATATTCTTTACTATTATTTCCAGAATAGAAGATTTCCACAAAATCATCAATAGACTTGTTCACCGCATCATCTATAAATGCCGATGGAAAATCTTTCTTATGATTAGAGTTTATCTTATTCCATCTGAATTTAATTTCTTGGTGAATTCTATCTATTGTCATTCAATCCAGGCGTTTTTTGATTTTACTTCCTGATACAATTCATTGTACCAATTAGTCACGGGTTTCTCTACAGATGGATCAAATACCAACATTTCAGAAACTATAAACGAAACAAACTTGTCATAGTCAGTCCACTTATAAATATTCTTTTCTGCTGAACGAGAGTTCCATACCAAGTACCCATCTCTATTATCCAACACCTTAGTATTTAAACCTTGTTGGATAAGATATTTTACTTCAAATCTTTGTTTACCTTCTGGAGATTTAAGTAGTTCAACGACTTTGTTAAACTTATCAATGTTCTCCAATTGGTGACTCTTATCATTTAAGAAATTATTAAGAGCTTGTTTAACACCGTCCCTAGGAGTAATACCTTTAACAATAGGTCTATCCTGGTGAGTAGTTAAAAGACTAGCTACTTTATAATTCATGAATTCAGAAGCTTCCATTTGAAGCTTAATTTTTTCATAGTTCGCAACATCAATAATATCTTGTTTCCGCATTTTCTCCATTTCAGCTTCATTCTCTTCAGAGATATAGAATAAATGTTCTACTGGATTAGCTTCCAACTTTGACTTAGCAATTCGATTATGTACTTTAATTAATTGAATTGCCATCCGTTGTCTAGGAGTATCGTCTACAAACCGATTAGGTCTATCAAAGAATTCTACAGAAAACTTTTCAATAAAAGTAGCTTCTCTATTTAACAACTGAGAAGGTTGAAAGTTCATCATTGTTGCTTTAGCCTGAGTATTATAATAATCTGGATCAACATTGTCCATGATTTCAAAGTACAATTGTCTTGAAATTTGTTCTTGTTTCACAGTCTTAGTTATAATATCTTGCCACTTAGGAGATAGTGAGTATGTAGAAAATACTGTCTCAGGATCCATTTGATAAATAGGATTTGGAATCAATTCATCCAAACCTGTAATATACCTACCTGAATACACATCAAGAGGAAACTTAAGAGTTACAGAGGTTCCTACCTCTCTAGTCTTATTCATTGCTCTAGTAGTAGTCAGTTGTTTTGTCTTAGGGTCAATAATTGTAAACACCTGTCTGTCTCTACCTTGAGAGGCAATACGTTGGACTGGACTTACAAATAATATAGTGTGATTTTTCATATCTAATTTATATTTCTTATTTCAAAAGAAAGGAAGGAGATTTTACAACCTCCTTCCTATATATTACTATCTCAGTAGATTAGAGACTTAAGTTCAAACGAATTTGAGCTACGCGGCTTACATCCCATACATTAAGGGAACCAGCAATAGTACGATAGATACCCAACTCTTTGTTATTACCATAAGCATTACCACCATCGGTGATTGCTCCAGTTTCAAAGTTGTAGATATTAGAAACAGTGTAATACTCTTCTACACCATCTTGCATAACCATACACATGTTTTGACCGTCCATACCTGCAGGAGTTTGATTGGTAGTACCCAAATCAAAGATGTCCATAGTATAAGACTCAAGTGTGTAGTTTGTACCAGGTGCCAATTCAGGGAATCTGCTGCGATCATCCTTGGTAGGATCATGTACAATAGAAACCTCAATACCGTTCATCATTTTGATTTTGGTAAATTGAGCTCCATACTCAAGTTCATTAGTGTGGTAACCTTCTGGAGTAGTGTTTGGTTTAGCAAACAAAGTATCCACAGTTACAATAGAGCTATACTCTTCAAAAATCTTACGACTCAAGAATTGAATACCTGCTTCTCCACTGGCAATTTTAATCTTACGATCAGAGAAGTCCTTACGAGTAAGGAAGATGTTCTGGAAGAAAGAGAAAATATCACCAAGACTCAATGAACCATTGTGCTCCAAGTAGTGACCATCCTTTACAAGTTGTCTCCAACCAGCAGGGATTTTAATTGGACGATTGGTATCATAGTCAACAGTTTTTTGCAGTTGAGCATCTTCACAAGCCATTTCACGATCCCACATGATTCTCTCTTCTAAGCGAGCTTCAATGTTGGTAATAAATGTACCTTTACTAATTGTCTTAGTTGTTTTGTCTTGAAGGTTAGTTTGGTATACATAACCAGAACTTACTGCAGCACCTTTTTGTTTAGCACCAGCAATAGTGTAAGAGTCATTACCCATTTGACGACCTTCTTTACGACAAGCAATTTCAGTTCTGATAAACTTATCAGTGAATTCTGCTTTACGTGAGTATTGGGCAGTCCAGTTCATAAGTTTGAACATTTCACCGTACTCATCAGGACCATACTTAGTATTCAATTCATCTGCAGTGAAGCTAGTAGATTGAACACAAGTTGCACCTGGTTGAAGATATTTTACTGGAATCCAAGCATTCAGATCACCAGTTTGAAGTTCTACTTCATATTCAGTAGAGTTTACTGAACGTTGTGTACCTTGTCCGATAATACGAAGCAAAGGAAGATCTGCTTGACCAAGTTTAATATAAACTGGCTCGTGAAGATAATCACGGTCAAGAGCAATTTTAAATCTGATACCTGCTTTACCAGGAGTGCTGGCAGCATCTACAAGAAGTTCTGTAAATCTGTACTCACTTGCAGTAGAACCCATCAAATACCAAGTATATTCATCAACTCCACCAGGAAGCATGTGTACTTGTTTCTGAGCTACAGTATAGTAAGTAAATTTTTTGTTAATCATATCCTCGCCAATTTTGGCAGAGAATAGTTGTGCGCCTTTAACACCAAAGTCAAAAGGCTTGTACTGACGAAACATAGCTGCGTGAGTGAAAGAGTCATAATATGACCCACCCCAATTAGCCCGTTCGTGAGTTACGAGTGCGGAACGTCTATCCATTAATTATGTTATTATATTAAACAAAAGGTTTAAATTCTTTAAATATATCATTTGTAGGTAATTCCGTACTTGATTTAGTTTTTGAACTATTGGAAGAGAATCCAGATTTATTAATCTTATCTTTCAAAGTAGAATTAACTCTACCTTCTCCTTGTTTCCTAAAAGCTTCTAAATCAAATTCAGTACCATTAAATTTCCCAAGCAAGTCCATCAACTGAACATATGCTTTAGGTGATTTTACTATTTGTCCCAAGATCTCATTTGTCTTAGGGATAATTTGTCTTACTTTATCTTGTTGAGGTTTACTCCAACCAATTTCTGATAAAGTTGTATTCACAGACTTAATAAAATTCTGTTGTTCTAATCTTGTTCTTTCAATATCTTCTTGTTTCTCTCTAAGTAAGACATCAGTCTTCTTTTCTTTAGAGTTTAAAATCTTTTCTGCTTCTGTCAAGAGTTCATCTGAATCTTCAAGATCGTCCAATTGTGCTTGAATAGCATTGTTTCTTAAACCTTGATCTTTAAGATGTTTCTCTAAGAAACTTCTTGCTGCATCAGAAGTTGAAATATCTGGAACATCTTGTTCACCAAGATACTCTCTCATATAAGCTTTAAGCTCATCTGGTTCCAAGTTAGTACCAGCTGCTGCAATATACTTAAGTATTACCTGAGAATGCTCAGGTAAATCATCAATTGCAGATCTCAATAGTTTACTAGGTAGAGAATCAAGCTTCTCATCTATATATTCAAAAGTCCCATTAAAAGCTTCATCAGCTTCTAACAAACCTCTTTCAACAAGAGATTCATAAGTTACTTTGGCTAAAGGATCTTCTTCTGGAGCATCTGCTGATTCTTCAACTTGCTCCTCAACTTCTTGTTCTTCTACTTCTTCAGTAGGTTCATTAAAATCATCAACTGATAAGATTACATCAGATGGATTAACGTCTTCAAACGTAGGTAGTGTATTTTCCATAATTCTTTTTTGTTTAGGACAAAAATACAGGATATAATTAGAAGTCTAAACTAATAACTCTAATCATACCCTATATTTTTGCACGTGTATTCCAACCAAACAAAATCTTTATTTTGCTGGTTTTTTGTTTGCCATTTTATTCTTGATTTTCAACTCTTCTCGTTTAATATCCATAGTATCTTGATGCTTCTTCATATCCAAATCTAACTTCTTCTCTTTTAGAGAATGATCCATAATCTCAATTATATCAGGAGTTCCATCATCATCTAGATCCTTATCTTCTGAGAATCCTGAAGCACTGATAGCAGCTGCTGCAATTACAGTCTTACGTTTCTCTTCTTCTTTCAGAATCACAAGTTCTTTCTCTCTTTCAAATGCTTTCATGTTTCCTTCTTCTTGCATCTGTAACATCTGCTGTTGTTGTTGACCTTGCTGATCTTGTAACTGCATTTGTCTTTCATGCATCTTCTGCTCTTCAATCTGAATACGTTTGTGTATTTCTTCAGGACTGGCTTTACTGACAATATCCTTAATAATCTGACTTACAGCTACAATACCTTGCCCTTGATTCTGTGAAAATGCCTGAGCATTCTGTAACATAATCTCAGCATATCTTTCAAAACTAGAACTAGAACTTAAGAACAAACCAATGTCAGTAGCTTCCAAAGAACTAGGAGTAACTTGGAGAACCTGTTCAATGTTCCCAGGTAACCAGTATTGAAAAGACATTTCACCTACATTTCTAACCATTAATTGAGTCTCACAATAAGTTCTAAAATTAGCCAACCAATCATTAAGAGCTTCTTTCCAGATCAGTGAGTGAACAAAGAAATAAGGTTCTGTAATAGCATAACTTTGTTGAACAGCCTGTTGATTATCTGTTACATTAGAACCTTGTTGGAAACTAGCCAAACGTTGAGGACTAATACCCATTGCTAAACTAATCTCTTGTTTGATTAAATCAGACAACTGATGTAAATTCATCAACTCCATAGCAGTACCTATTAAGTAACCACTTGAACCTGGAGACCTGGTGGAAGGTGGTAGTGCACCATAACTAGTTTGAGTACCAGAGTAAATATCTTTATTAGTCTTTCTAAGAGTTGCTAAATAAGCAGAGAGTTTATCTCTAATCGGATTACCATCTATATCTTGACCTAGTGACTCAGGAATCTGATCAACATCAATACTTTGAATAGCACCTTGGTACTTAGCTAGTTCCTTATTCATTACATGCTTTACATAGAGTAATTGCAAATAAGGTGGAATAGCTCTTTGTACTAAAGATACTGACTTAGCATTTCTAGCATTAACCAATGCTCCAAATGTGCTTAAACTAAAAGCTTCAAAAGGTCTTTCGATATTAGTATGTTGATAAGGTACTTCTCCATACACAGGATATACATTAGAACCTAATCTAATAATCTCATACTTACGTGGAATCCAAATACGTTCTGCTTGAAATTCTGTACCAAAATCAACCCAAACAAATCTTTCAGTTTCCATATCAAATCTATTAATAAACTTCTCCTTCTTAGCACTTTTTGGAATTTCAAAATCCGAACTAAGAATTGAAGTTATTGCCTCACCATATTCATCTTTATAACTTAAAAAGATAAGTTCTTTAAAAGCTTTAAATTCAAAGTGAGTTTCCCAAATCAATGTCCTATTATTCGTAAGATATGTATTGGTCTGATTTAAACCAATTGTCTTATCAATATTAGGTTGAGCTTGATTAATCAATAAATCTTGTCTAGTATGATCAAAAACAATCTCGTTAGTTGGCCCAAGGGCATGTCTATTGTCCAAACCTCTACCAAAAGTTACCATTAACTTTTCAATATCTTCTTCTGACAGGTTATAAGCCTGAATAGCATCTACTAGACTAATAGGTTTTTGATAAGCAATCCAACTAGACTTATGAACATATTTTTCATTAGGAGATTTATGCCAAACTACATACAGTGGATTACGTACTTCCAGTGTAGGTTTACCATGTTTCCATCCTGAGTAAACAAACATTCTATCTGCCACAGCTAAATCATTCATTGTATCAACCCTCTTATCTAATACATCCTGATCATAAGTACAATACTCCAAAGCCTTGTTATAAAAGATTTCTATTTCAGATAACCAATTCTTTTGAGCTAAATCCTCAGGCTCTAACTGAGTCCTTAACTGTTGAGTATACTCCTCAATCTGTTTAGGATCCATACCTTCCATTTGCATCTTCATCTTCTGTAATTCAATACCTAACTTCTCATCTACAGACTGATGAATGGCTTCAAACATCTTATCATTCTTAGACTTAATTGCATTGGCTGATAATAGCATCAAATGCAACTGATCTCTTCGTTGAACAATTTCACCTTTCAGTACATTTACCGAATTGTGTAACTCTGGATAAGGTTGAATTTCCTCATCTACTTCTCCAATATCATCCCCTAAAGGATTACAAAATCTTTTCAACATCTCTTTAAAATCAGTCAAATCATTATTGACTATTTTATAGGCCATTATCATTGAATTGTAATCATCAGAGTTTGGGAGAAGTGTAGGAATAGTGAGATGTAAATAGTCCTTAAACCATTGGCCATCTTCAGCATATTTCTCTTTCTCAGTATTTTTTAGTTTAATCATGTAAAATATAACTTGTATTTATTAACAAGGTAGCTAGGGCAAAACTGTTGAGAAGTGCTGTGATAACTACATTGGTTGGATCTAATAAATTAGGATCCGATTGTTTTGTTTTAACATTATAAGGATTTTCAAATCCATGAAATGTGAATCCTAAATCCACATTTGCGTTTTTTAATATTTTTGAAATTGGTGCAAATAACACTTGTTTTAGATCAGGTAACATGTCATACATATTTCCTATAGAAACAAGTTCACATCCAGCACCTCTGACATACCCACCTTTACATGCAGTTCTACATGCTCCAATAGCATCTTCAATTCTATCAAACTCTTCCTGAGCATTTGCCATTGTTCTACCACCTACATATATAATAGCTGAAGTTTGATTTAAAGTGTCAACTCTTCGAGCAAAGTCGTTTATATCGAAGTCCTCTGTAAACCCTTCCATCTGAGCTTCTAACTGTTTAATCCTAGTTCTAATCTTCTTAGGTTCTGGATTGTTATACAGTGTAAAGTCTGTAGGAGTTACAGTGATTTTATTAACTCTGTTACTAGAAATAAAAGCTTTCATATCTCGTACGTTTTCTCTTACTCCATTACCCCATCCTGGTAACTTGAGTAGGCATATCTCCAAGTTCTTAGCATTCTTATTAGTGAGTGTATACCTAATAAATGAATCAGAGAAGTCTTTAGCTATAATAACTAGAGGAATCTTCTGTTCATGGAAATCATTTATAATCTCAGCATTACCTTCAAAGTCAGACATCACATCTTCAGTAATCCAAATATATGGCTTTTCTGCTTGAAAAGTGCCATTTAATTGATTATTAAAATTGGGATGAATTAACCCTCCTTCAAAGTTTAAACCTTTAGTTACTTCATAATAACTCTTTGGAGAATGTTCAGAAAGTTGTACAGAAATACTAGCTTTAAGACCAACCTTTCTATAAATCTCATGAATTAATCTAGCCAGAGTATCATTCTTACATGATGTAAGAGCAATGTTATAAATCTTATCTACAGTTTCAATCTTCTGAGACCTTTCTTTTAGAATCTCTACTACTTGATTCACCTGTTTCTCCCACTCCTCTAGCACCTCATTAACAGGATTCTCTTGACACAGTTTAAATAATTTACTCACAAACTCTTGTGTAAATAGAGAGGTAAGTGTAGTACCATCACCACATTCCTTAACAGTTTTATTAGCTGCTGTAATAAGCATCTGAGCACCAGCATCCTCCTCAGGATCTTTAAACTGAATCTTCT